CTCGTCATACGAGAATTTATCTTCAAGCATGAAATCTACTTCATCTAAATCTAGATGAGGTTTAGATTGCTTATAATACTCTCTTAATAATATACTATCATCAACATTACTATAATCAGCATTAAGTCTAGTATAATCTTCTATAGTCCCTCCAGTTTCTTCCATAAAAGAAACTAGTTTTTCTATATTTTCAGGTAGCTTTTTTTGTGTTTGCTTTTCCTGTAATATTTTCTCTTGTTCCTGTGCGGTGTCGGAACTTTCATTGCTTCCAACCACTCCGCTGTCGTTAGCTGAATCGTCTTCATCTTTAATTTCTTGTATTACCGCTTTAGTTTCCTCGTTGTTTTCTGATCCCACTTTTTGCAGTTCCACTTGCTCTTTGGATTCTTCTTTTTCTTCACGTAGCACGCTGCCCTCTGCTTTTGGTTCTTGAATGGCATTTTCTTGTTCTTTATTTTTCTGGCTTAAATCAACTTTTATTGTTTTTGGAATTTCCTTTTCAGTTAATTTCTTAGCTTTAGGTTTCATTTTAAAGTCACCTTCTTGTTCTACTTTTTCTGACATAATATAATATAATAGTTAATAATATTTATTTTGGAGCAAATTGCTCTAATCCGAATCCTCCTAGGTTGTCATTACCTGAAGATTCGAAGTTTTTAGGTAATAAATCATTCTTTCTTTGATCTATTAGTTCACTTTGTTGTGTTGCTTGAATTTTAGTTCTTTTATCTTTTCTGTCTTCTTTAGAATTTTCGTTTTGAGTTTTAGCTTGTGATTCTACTTGAGCTAGCTGCATGTTAAATTGAAACTCTAATTCCATCAAACCTTTTTTTATTTCTGCTTCCTGTTGCATTTTTTGTATTGCGAATTGAGACTTGCCTTGTTCTATTTGTAATGTAGTCTCAGCCATAGCTTGATTTTTCTGCAATTCAGCCATTGCTGTCCTTTCAGCTGTCTCTGCTTGAGCTTGAGCTTGAGCTTGGATGTTAGCTTGTTGAGCAGCTTGATCCTCCTTCATTTTCTTTACTCTTCTTTTCTTTAAAACTTGGTTTGCTAACTTTATGTTATTTACTTCTCTAACGTCAATTGCGTCTTCTAGATATATTTGACCACTCTGCAAAGCAACTTGTATGTTTTGTTCTAGCATTGCTTTTTCTTCCTCATCTGGTTCTAACTTTAGGTATATACCAAAATCGTGAGTGTTGTTATCTATTAACTCTTCCAATGTAGCAACATTATACTTAGATATACTTGATTTAAGAGACTCTCTGGTTAATGGAAACATCAATGCATCAGATACTCTCAAAGCTATGTTCTCACATGTCCTAAGTGTTAAATAGAGCGTTGATTGTAATATATGTCTAGTTGCAGTATTTGAATTAGCTGCAGCTAGCTTTTGTAATCCTACTAAAGCATGTTTATCTGGAGTACTACCATCTCTAGCTTCATTTAATCCGGTTACATCTCTTATCATTTGTAGATAATACTGATAAGTTTGTATTAACGATTGTATTTTTTGGCCACCACTAGATGATTGCAGCTCTTGTATAGGTATTTTACCTCTGTTAGCATCTCCATCTTGAGTTAATGATCTACCGATAATACTACCAGTTTGGAAATACATGTTTAAAGCTTCTGCTGGATTATAATTTGTACCATTACCTAGATCTATTTCAGCTAAACCGTCAGCATCCACATAAACACCATCAGGAACGACTCTTGATAACACTTGTTGTATTTTCATGTGAGTTAATTGAATCATATCAGCAAAACCTGTTATTCTACTTACCGTTGACTCAATTCTACCCTTGTACATTTTTGGTGCACATATATTATAATTCATTTTAACCTTTACTGTATCAGCATAAGGTCTTGTCATGTTTTCAGCTAATTTCCATTCCAACATCTCATCATGACCTAGTATTTTAGCTCCACTATACAAAACCTCTATAGCTCTAAATGACTTATCAAAATTTTCATTTTCTGGTGGATTAAAAGTATCTGTTTTTTCTATAGACTTTTCTAATCCATTAGCTGTTTGTTTTATTTTCCAAACTTGGTTAGCATAAGTTTTATACTCAAAGTATAATACTTGAATATCGTTGTTATTATCCCTGCCATTCCAATTTCTAGTGTAATTACTGTTTCCAGGATATTTTTGAATTCTTTCTAACTGTTCTGATGTTAAATGAGGAAACTGCTTCTTTAATTCTGGTAAACTTATAGACTTAACTTCTCCAACATAATAGACGTCTTCAAAGTTAGGATCTTCGGAATAAGAATATATTAAGTTAGCTGGATCAACATAATCAACAGTAATACCTTCAGATCTATTAAAACTAGTTTTATCACAAGCAATACCAAGCACTGTTAAATCCTCGGTTAATCTTTTTCTTACTAGATCATATTTATTGTTATCTAATACATTATTTATCAACTCTTCTTCTGCAACTTCAATAGATTGTTTATAATCCATCTGTAGATGCAATGATAAATCATCCTCATCCTCTAATTCTAATCCTTTGCCACCCTCTTTTGATATATCTAAGCCTGTTAGTTGTTTAGTTTTGTTAATGAGTTCTTTGTGTATCATATCCCTATGTAAAGCCTCAGCGTATTGAGTTCTTTTAACTAGAGATACAGGATCTTGAGCATAAGCTGTTATTTCGTAGTTTCTTTGTGACATACCATTTACTAGTATATCTACGAATTTAGGTATAATAGGTACAGGTTTCCAATCTAAATTTAAGTAAGATAAATCTCCATTTATGGAAAGCTCATCTTTGTATTTTTGTATTGACTGTTCTCCTCTACTATATAGTCTTAATCTGTGAAAATTATTATAGTTAGTTGAGAATCTATCCCCATTTCTACCAGACCAAAACCATTCTCCTTCTATAGCTCTACCTACCTGGGTTCCGTACTCAAGTGTTTGTTTCTCTACATCAGGTACTACCTGGTCAGGAAATGAACTATTGCTATTAGTATTAACCATTTATTTTATTATTTTTGAAATACTACCCTCGTTGTTATATTTTTTAATACCTAAGTTTACAAACTTTGTTGTTCTTTCAGCTATAGGTTTATACATATTTCTGTTACAACCCATCACTGCTAATCCAGAACTTATAGAAGCATCATGTTTAGTCCTGTTATTTATATTAAATGCTGCCCAATCTTCTAAAGTTCTTTGAAAATACATATCACCATAAGAATCTTCACTTAAACCTACATAGTTTTCTATATAAGTTTCTATTGCTGCCGCGTGAGCTTGTTTAATGTCTTCTGATGAATTAGGTATTCCACCAATTTCTCTTTCAGTTATTGATAGTTTATTCCATGTTTTATCTGGTCTATTCATTGAAAAACCTCTATAACCTCTTCTTTTTAAGTAGTAAAGTAATCTAGGTTTGTTGTTTTCTGCTAGTATAGGCATGCCATAAAAAACCAATGCCATCAATACATCTTCAAAAAATATTTCAGCAGTAGGCGGTCTAGATATATACTCTAAGAAAAAGTGATTAGGTGGAGCATCTTCCATACTGTACTTAGTTAAGCCATGTAAAGCTCCGTTAGAACCTCTTTTGTCAACTGTTCCTGAAATATCATAACTATCACAACCAAAAGCACCTATGTGCTCATTTGCTGGGTATTTCACTCCATTCTTTAGTATTACACGATTTTGAAGATTTTTAGGTGGAATCCATGATATTTTAAATCTACCACTGTTATTTGGAAGAAAAATAACTCTAGTATCTTTGACACCATTCTCCCATTGAAAATTACCTGTAGTTACATTTACAGTGTTATTCAACTCCTCGTTGTAATCTATTTGTTCATATATTTTAACTAAATTAAATAAACTTTCTTGAGTTTCATCTCTAAAAGCGTGTTTCTCAGTTCTTGGGAATTGTCTAAAAAATTCATTTAAACCATCTTGATCACTTTTCAAACCTTCAGCTTCATTATCCCAATACTCTATAACGCCTATATGTATTGGTAATCCATCAATTCCTTTAACTGGTTTTTTAGGCGTGTCAAATACAGGTATACCAAACATATCTATGTAACCTTCGTAGTTCCACTCCATTGGTATAAATAAAGAATACAAACCAGATTTAGTTTGACCATTTTTGTTCCTGTTAGTTACGTCAGAATTACTATATATGTCTTTAAAGTTTTGACCTCCTTTATCTAGAGCATTTGATGTTGAACCCATCATACACTTACCTATGATTCTTCTACCTAATCTTAAGCAAGTTTTAGTAACTTTCCAGTTGTTCTTTATATTGTCAGGTCTCTCCCACTTACCGCTTTCGTCGTGTGCTAACAACTTTAGTTTTTCACCATCGTAGCTGTTGTCTCCCGTATTCTTCCAGTCAATTGTTGTATCTAACCCATCTATCTCCTCTAATTTTTCTCCAGAATCTAATTTTCTTCTTGTTAATTTCGAAGCCGGAACTCTGTATGCCAATTCAGTTTTAGGGCGATCCATACCATCTTGTATCGGTTTGAAGAAGAACGGATAGTTAACTGATATGGGTAC